TAAACAACAAAACCGAAGAGTTTAAAAAAGAACTTGAGGAAGAATATGGATCAGTAAATATTAATTTAGCTGATGGTACATATACACCAATTGAAAAAGAAGAAGATAAAAAAGAAGAATAATGTCGTCAATTATCAGAAAAATCAGCATTGGTTCTGATTATAAAACCGATGCAATGCATTATTCTGTTGGTCAATCTGTATATGGTGGTCATACTATATCACATATAATGGCTGATCAAAAAGACAATTCTTATAATATTTTTATCAAAAAAAACGATGAGGTATTGCCGTGGAAGAAATTTAATTCTAACATGGCAATATCCGTTGAGTACGACCTAGAGTATTAATGAATAGTTTATTTGATTTTATCGTTGAGCCTTACGGCCAGCGATATAATAATAAAGTAAAAGTAGGTGACAAAAGCTTAATAATAAACACTAAGCTTGAAAGTTACAAATCAGTTAATAATATAGGAAAAGTTATATCAGTACCTTTAGCTTACAAAACACCTGTAAAACCCGGTGATTTAGTAATAATTCATCATAATGTATTTAGAAGATTTTATGATGTTAGAGGTGTTGAAAAAAATAGTAGAGCATATTTTAAAGATAATTTATATTTTGTTCAAATGGACCAAGTATATTTATATAAATCAAATAAAAACTGGCAAGCTTTTAACGATAGATGTTTTGTAGCACCGCTTAGAGACGAAGTTGAAATACACAACAATATTGAGCAAAAGCTTATTGGGGTATTAAAATATGGTAATAGTGCCTTAGAAGCGCTAGGAATACACGAGGGAGACCTTGTGGGGTATAAACCTTTTGGTGAATTTGACTTTTTAGTTGATGGCAAAAGATTATACTGTATGAAATCAAATGATATTGTAATTAAATATGAACGTCAAGGAAACGAAAAAGAATATAATCCAAGCTGGGCATGATGCAGTTAAAGAACTTATTAAAGTTGCAAAAGAACCTATTGTTGAAACTGATGATGATATCTCAGCCGATAGACTCAAGAACGCTGCCGCTACTAAAAAGCTCGCAATATTTGATGCATTTGAGATTCTGACACGTATTGAAGAAGAAAAAGCTAGTCTTGAAGATAAAGTTATAGAGAAAAAAGAAACTACATTTGGAGGTTTTGCTGAAAGAAGATCTAAGTAATGTACGAACAAACTTTATATAAAATAGTTGAACCTATTAAACCTCAAGTAATTAAAAGGTTAAATAGACATAAAAAATGGGAATATGGATACAATAAAGAATATGATATCGTCGTTATATCAAAAACTGGTAAAATTGGTGAAATATATGAAATCCAAAATCTTAGGATAGCATTACCAGAAATAGATAATCCTTATAAAAGATCTGATAAAAAATTAGAACAATATTGGGAGGTGTTTACACCTAGACCAGAACTAAAGAAAATCAAAACTATATTTGATTGGAAAACTTATCCTGAAGCATTTAAACTAAAATTACATGATTACATTGATGAAGAATTTAAAAGACGTGAAGAAGGCTTTTGGTTCTACAATAAAGGTATTCCTACATACATTACTGGTACTCACTATATGTACCTCCAATGGTCAAAAATTGATGTTGGACAAGCAGAATTTAGAGAAGCAAATAGACTCTTCTTTATTTTTTGGGAAGCGTGCAAAGCTGATTCAAGATCTTATGGAATGTGCTACCTTAAAAACAGACGTTCTGGATTCTCTTTCATGGCATCAGGGGAAACGGTTAACTTGGCGACAATATCTAGCGACTCTAGATTCGGTGTCTTATCTAAATCAGGTGCAGATGCTAAAAAAATGTTCACAGATAAAATTGTACCGATCTCGGTTAATTACCCGTTTTTCTTCAAACCGATTCAAGACGGTATGGACAGACCCAAAACCGAACTTGCCTACAGGGTTCCAGCTTCCAGATTCACTAGAAAAAAACTGGAAACAAATGAGCAGTTGGAAGAAATCGTGGGCTTGGACACCACTATCGACTGGAAAAATACTGGTGATAACTCCTATGACGGAGAAAAACTTGCATTACTTGTCCATGATGAAGCAGGTAAATGGGAAAAACCTGAGAATATTCTCAATAACTGGCGAGTTACCAAGACGACGTTACGATTAGGATCAAGGATTATAGGTAAATGTATGATGGGGTCAACGAGCAATGCTCTTGACAAAGGTGGTAGGAATTATAAAAAAATATATTATGACTCAGATGTCACAAAAAGAAACCGCAATGGACAGACTAGCTCAGGACTATATTCTTTGTTCATACCTATGGAATGGAATTACGAGGGATACATTGATACTTATGGATACCCTGTCTTTGATACTCCAAAACAAGGAGTTAAAGGAATCGATGGACAAGAGATTCAAATCGGTGTCATTGAACATTGGGAGAATGAAGTAGAGGGTCTTAAGAATGATCCAGACGCACTTAATGAATTATATAGACAGTTTCCACGTACTGAAAAACATGCGTTCAGAGATGAAACAAAACAGTCTCTATTTAATTTAACAAAAATTTACGAACAAATTGATTATAACGAAGATTTAAAACACTCCGGTGTCGTAACTCAGGGTAATTTTCAATGGGAAGGTGGGATTAAAGATACAAGCGTACAATTTTTTCCAAGTAAACAAGGTAGATTTTTTGTATCATGGGTACCAGATGCTCATCAACAAAATAGATATATAGTAAAACACGGTAAAAAATATCCAGCTAATGAACATATAGGTGCATTTGGTTGTGATAGTTACGATATATCTGGAACAGTAGACGGTAGAGGATCAAAAGGTTCTTTACATGGTTTAACTAAGTTTACAATGGACGGTCCACCTAACTTGTTCTTTTTAGAATATATAGCTAGACCACAAACTGCAGAAATGTTTTTTGAAGATGTTTTAATGGCATTATATTTTTATGGTATGCCTTTACTTGCAGAGAATAACAAACCTAGATTATTATATTATTTAAAAAGAAGAGGTTACAGAGGTTATTCAATGAATCGTCCAGATAAAACAATGTATAAATTATCTGTAGCAGAAAAAGAAATAGGTGGTATACCTAATTCTAGCGAAGATGTAAAACAAGCACACGCAGCAGCTATTGAATCTTATATTGAAAGTTTTGTAGGTTACAATAACGAACAATATGGATCAATGTATTTTCAAAGAACATTAGAAGATTGGGCTGCTTTTGATATAAACAATAGAACTAAATTTGACGCTTCAATAAGTTCAGGTTTAGCTATAATGGCTTGTAACAAAAATAAATATAGACCAGTTGCTGAAGTTATTAAAGAAAAAGTTAATTTAAATTTTTCAAGATACGATAACAGAGGTAGTAAATCAAAAATAATAATAAATGATTAATACGAGTACTAATAGTTCCTTTCCTAGTCAGGTGGTACCTGTCGCAGAAAAGCTTAGTTTAGAGTATGGTTTGCAGGTAGGGCAAGCTATTGAATATGAGTGGTTTAGAGGCGGTAGAATAAATAGTGGTAAATGGCACACTGGTTATCAAAACTTTAACAGATTAAGATTATATGCTCGTGGTGAACAATCTGTACAAAAATATAAAGATGAGTTATCAATTAATGGTGACTTAAGCTATTTAAATTTAGACTGGAAGCCAGTACCTATTATACCTAAGTTTGTAGATATAGTAGTTAACGGTATATCATCTAAAGATTATGATATAAAAGCTTTTGCTCAAGATCCGTTTTCAACAAAACAGAGAACTAACTATGCAAACTCTATTATGCGAGACATGATGAGTAAACCATTGTTAGACAGCATAAAACAAAATTTAGGAGTTGATATATATAGCTCGTTAGATCCTGCTAACTTACCTCAGAACAAAGAGGAGTTAGAGGTTCATATGCAATTAAACTATAAACAATCAGTTGAAATAGCTGAAGAAGAGGTTATTAATAATGTTTTGGATTTTAATAAATATGAATTAACAAAGAAAAGATTAGTTGAAGATATAGTTACAATAGGTATTGGAGCTGTAAAAACTAGTTTTAATAAATCTGAAGGAGTTGTTATAGATTATGTTAATCCTGCAAATATGGTTTGGTCATATACAAATGATCCAAACTTTCAAGATATATATTATGTTGGTGAAATTAAAACACTAACAATACCTGAGTTGAAAAAAGAATTTCCTAATTTAACTAATGAAGAGTTAAAAATGATACAAAAGTATCCAGGAAGACAAGGATATCAGAGAGGACCTTATAATAATGATCTAGTTCAAGTTATGTATTTTGAATACAAAACTTATATAGATCAAGTTTTTAAATTAAAACACACAGAACAAGGTTTAGAAAAAGCATTAGAAAAACCTGACTTTTTTAATCCACCACCAAGTGATAATTTTGATAGAGTATCAAGATCAATTGAAGTATTATTTTGTGGTGCTAAAGTTTTAGGTGTAGAGCAAATGTTAAGATGGGAAATGGCAACTAACATGACCAGGCCTAAAAGTGATTTAACGAAAGTTAATATGAACTATAACATTGTGGCTCCTCATATGTATCAAGGTAGAATTGATTCATTAGTAAATCGTATTACAGGATTTGCGGATATGATTCAATTAACTTCTTTAAAATTACAACAAGTAATTGCTAGAATGGTTCCAGATGGTGTGTTTGTAGATGTAGATGGTTTAGCAGAAGTTGATTTAGGTAATGGTACTAATTATAATCCACAAGAAGCATTAAATATGTATTTTCAAACTGGTAGTATAGTTGGTAGATCGTTGACACAAGATGGTGATCCTAATAGAGGTAAAGTACCTATTCAAGAATTACAAACATCTAGTGCTAATGGAAAAATATCGTCTCTAATTAATACTTATCAGTATTATTTACAGATGATAAGAGACGTAACAGGTCTTAATGAAGCACGAGACGGTAGTTTACCAAACAAGGACGCTTTAGTCGGATTGCAAAAAATGGCTGCCAATGCTTCTAATATAGCTACTAAACACATTTTAAATGCTAGTTTATATTTAACATTAAGAACGTGTGAAAACATATCACTTAGAATAGCTGATATGCTTGATTTTGATCTAACTAATAATGCTTTAAAAGCAGCAATAGGTAAATTTAATGTAGCAACATTACATGAAATAACATTACATGAAATAGATGATTTACATCTTTATGATTTTGGTATATACTTAGATTTAGAACCAGAAGAAGAAGAAAAAGCTATGCTTGAACAAAATATTCAAATGGCTTTACAGCAAAATCACATATATCTTGAAGATGCTATTGATATTAGAGAAATAAGAAACTTAACATTAGCTAATCAAGTATTAAAATATAAAAGAGTTAAAAAGCAAGAAGCTGATCAACAAGCTCAAATGGCTAACATACAAGCACAAGCTGATTCAAATGCTGAAGCAGCTGAAAGAGCATCTATGCAAGAGGTACAGAAAGGTGAAGCTTTAGCTCAAACCCAAACACAAATAGAACAAGCAAAATCACAGTTTGAAATTCAAAGAATGCAAACTGAAAACCAACTTAAGCTACAATTAATGGCTCAAGAATTTGAGTATGATATGAAGCTTAAACAAATGGATGTAGATACAAACACCAAAAAAGAAGCTCAAATAGAAGATCGTAAAGACAAACGAACTGAAATGCAAGCTACACAACAGTCAAAATTAATTAGTCAAAGACAAAATGATCTTCCGCCTACTAATTTTGAAGCGCAAGGAGAAATACCTGCGTAATTTATATTAATTTTTATATTATTTTATTATGTCACAAACACAAGAAAAAGCTGGAAAGCTTAAGGTGAAAGCTAAAATGCTTAAACCTAAAAATTTATCAAGAAATGATGAACCTATAAAAGTAGATTTATCACAACCTAAAATAGAAGAACAAGATGCCATTCAAACACAAGAGACAAATGATAGCGATG